TTCCTTTCGTTAACCAAAATTCCTAAAACACCTAAAATCAAAACACCAGCCTGAGTAACCGACTCAGCAATATCGGGAGTAACCACATTACCAGTAACAACACCTAACAAAGTAAACAACGAAATCCAAGTAGACCTCTGAAAAAAACGAGACTTAAACCAACTCATGGATACATACCTCCATTATCACCGTTAATAATAAACTCATCCAAAACAGGCTTTCGCGCTTCGCTTGAAGCCTCCGGCAACTGAGCCGGAGGGCCAAACAACAAATCAAACATCGAAAAATAATACTGCAAATTACGATGCATAAAAACCTCCTTAAAATTAAAATCATTCGTTATACGAAATCCTAGAGCAAAAAAAACTACCAGAAAATCTAAAAATGATCAATTAAACCAGGAACACTATAAACCGGCATAGGCCGAACGCACCGAATCTTGATATACGAATCAAAAATAAAATGAGGTTCAGTAGTCACAGCAATAATCCGCTCCATGGGAGGATCTTCAACAATAAACTCAGCACTCAACGTAGGAGTATCAGCAAATTCCTGAGACAAATGCCAAAAATCAAGAGGCGTAGTAAACGTAGAACGCAACTGACCAGTAATCTTCGACTGTTTATAACGATACTCTGCAAAACGCTCTTGATAACCAAACACAGCCTGATCTTCACCTTCATCAGTACCCGCAACACCCGTTGCGAAAATCTCCTGATTCAAAACCTCCTGCTCACCAAGATGAGCCAATGCAGGCCAATAAAAATCATACTTAGTACGACGACTAAACATCCGATCAATACCCTGCTGATAAGTCAAATCAGCACGAACTGAACACAAACCAATTAAAACACCATGCTCAGTAAAAGACTTCACAAAACCATCTCGATTATTCGAGACGGTACCATACGCAGCCAAATTACCCTGGGGAGTACCAGTAGCACCGGTCGCATTAGTCTGAGCAACTTGAGAAATCAACACAGGAACTGAAGTTCCACCTAAAAACTCAGGTCTCTGTAACCTAGCATCAGGGGAAATGACCGAGAAATGACTACGAACAATTTCCGCGTAACGGCTCCCGCCCCTGGCATCACGTTCTAACAATCTCTGTAATTGAAAAGCCTCACGCAACGAATTAATCGTTGCTGCCGTAGCAGTCGACAAATCAGTAACCAACTCGGGATCTTCCCATTGAGCAACCGACACAACCGCAGGATTTGTCCCCCAGGTAGTATTAATAGATCCATTCTGCATATATAACGACCTAGTAACCGTCGAACCGGTATCCCTAAAAAAAGGCTGACCATCACCACCATCAACTACAGAAGAAACAACCGGAGCATAACCACCTAACGGCAACTCAACAGAAGCACCTTTCTGAGGCCAAGGTAAAGCACTAGTAAAATAGTCGTGTCTCTTACCACGACGCAAAACAACATAATCCGTAATAGTATCCGGACCATCATCTAAATCAACCACCACAGAATCCTGCATATTCTGATCTCTAAACCACTCGTTATAAATCAGGTTGTACGCACGAGCATGAAAATTAACAACTGAAATATCATCAACACCAGTAGGCAAACCAAAATAATCATAAAGTGAACCAACAGCAAAACCAGAACCCGTATTCACGGTAACAATCGGAGTCAAATACTCCGTGGGCTCGGTCGCAGGTTCCTGCTCCCCCATAAACGCTTGAAAATTACTCCAAATCAAACGAAGAGGAACAAAAAAATAATGAGTATCCAAAAACATATTGTCCATAACAGGAACAATAGGCGTAGCCAAACGTGCAAATAAATGACTCTGCACATTAAAAGTATCACCAGGCAAAACCTCATCAATAAAAAACGGAATTAAATAACCCGCATCAAAGGTTGTTTTATAACCAAAAGGACGATCAAAAGCCGAACGCTGCACATCAGCCTTCGGAACATTCGAAAAAGTATGCTTCATAACTGAATTCATTCTACCCATAAAATCTTTCCTTTCGTAAACTTTTGAAAAAGATTAAAAAAACTAAAAACTGAACCAATCTAAAAATTGGTGTCAGTCAGACCAGTTACATCAAGTGAGTACTGGTCTGACCGCACCGGATCAATCAACTCCCAACGGGTTGAGATCCTGCCGCCGGAACCCCTGCGGGAGCCGGCACCGGCGCGGGAGCCGGCGCCCCATCTTGAATAGACTTCGGAGGAGCTACCTTAAGCCCCAACTTAACAGCCTCAGCATCGTTAGCACTATCCGCCAAAAACGCAATCAATAACGCAGGGTTATTATCAAAACGAGCACGAACTTGCCCGTCCAGCGTTTCAAATTCGCTATTAAACTGTGCAATACGATTACGAGTCTCCAAATAATCAGGAACATTCGAAAAATCGCCAAAGATCGCCTGCCTCTTGCTCACAAGAGCGGGATCTACCAAGTATCCACGCACACGAGCCTTAGCGACTATCGTATTAATATTAGACTCCGCACGAAAAGACTGCTTCGTCCGAGAAACAACCTCAGGGTTTAGAACTTTACCCTGAGCATTCTTAATAACTTTAAAACTCTTAGCCATAAAAATTACTCCTTCGTAATACTAGGTTTACCCAAATCAAAAATCTCCCGCTTAAAATCAGTAGCACGAACCAAAAAAACAGGCTCAACAAAACCAACAATCTTACCACCAACAGGAGAAAAATCACCCAAACAATACAAACCAAAATCAGCCGGATGCTTAGAAATCATCGACTGAGAATCCTTAGAAACATCCTCAAAACTCCGCATAGCATGTGCACGAGTCACAGCAAAAAACGGGGTACCATAAGAACAACTCTTCTCATCATAAATCGAAAAAATCTCATGTTTCATTCTCAAAACTCCTATGCAGAAGCTTCGCCTTCTGCTTACGTACTACCTCACGGGCGTGCAACCGATCAGTAGTATTGTTGGGATTATCTTTAGCACGCAACTTTCTTTGTACACGCATTCTATATGCTTCCTCCGAATTAATCAACTCAAATTGTGATCGATAATATTTCGGAGGGGCACACTGAATATTCTGACGAACAACAACACGATCAGAAGGAAAAACATCAGAACTAAACTTCTGCAACCAAGATTTACCAATAGCAGGACGCCGAGACATACTCACATGCTCCGGCACACGACCACCATAATGATCAGCAGCCAACTTACCAGTAACCTTCTTAGTAACATACCGAGCAACATAAGCAGCACTCTCAAAAGTAACATCACCAATAGTAGAAAATCCAAACGGCCACAAAGACTCTAAAAAATCAGAACGATAAAGGCGAACATCACGACGAATAGACCAAAGAACTTTATCCGGAAAATCAAAACCAAAAATACAAGCATGATGATGAGGACGACCTAATTGGTCGCCATACTCACCACAATGAAAATAACTAACACGCAAAGGAGAAATCGCCTTACGAAAACGCTTCATAAACTTAGGAAAATCAGCCTTATCAAGAGAAGGAACTAAATACTTATCATCAAAGGTAAGAGTAATGAAAGAATTAAAATCATGCATCTGAGATTCATGCATACAACGAATCGCCCACTGGCGTGAGCGTTCTAATCGACAACCAAGACACTGACCACAAGGTACGCTAACCGGCAAATCAGCAAAACCATCATGTTTATTAAATACAATCGACCGTTTACCGGTCGGATTTGCCTGACGAGCGAACCACCCGTGCAAGGGTGAATCGCAAGCCATTAAAGACGAAAACCGCCACGCATCGGATTTAAAGAAAAATTCTCCGCACGACTGCTATCTGCAGTCCTAGAAAAACGCTTACGCTCAAAACGACCCGCACGCTTACGGGAAAAAGATTTAGGCTCTCTATAACCAACACCAGACATAAATTACCCCTTCCATAAAATCCTGCCAGAATCGGCAGTACGTTTCAGCGGGTCAATAGGCCCCCGCTGTAATAACTTCCTAAAATCCAAAAGGCTACCGCCAAGATTAGTAACACGATCAACAACACCAAGCCACTTATTAAAATTAGTAGCAGACGCCTGAGCAGAATTCAATTCCTGCTTAGTCAACTCCGTAGCAGTTTGAGCCTCAGCATTCTTAGTAAGAGCCTGAGTTTGCTTAAGAGAAGCAACCAACTGCGCAGAAGAAAGACCACGAACACCTGCCTCAGCAACATTCTGAACCTGAGTAGATGCACCAGCAGGAGAAGAAGCACCAGAATTAACAGACAAAATAGGATTCAAACCAGCAGCACGCAAATCAGCAACCTCACGCTGATGAGCCGTATTAGACATACGCTCCTGAAAAGCCATCTGATCATGAGCCAAATTAATATTCTGCTGATTAGCTTGAGCCTGCCCACGGGCAGACATAAACGCACTACCAGCACCAATAAGAGCCGGCAAAGCAGCAGCAAGAAAAGGCAACATAAATCACTTCCTTTCGTTAACCAAAATTCCTAAAACACCTAAAATCAAAACACCAGCCTGAGTAACCGACTCAGCAATATCGGGAGTAACCACATTACCAGTAACAACACCTAACAAAGTAAACAACG